CGTGGCCACTTTTCGGGGGCACTGAAAGGAGGTATAGAATGACGGGTAAAAAAGAAAAGAAGATTGGGAAGATGCCGAAATTCCATTCGCGGTCAGTGCATGGATCGGGGCCTTTTACGGAAGAAAACATTCAGGAGGGTTACCGATGCGAACCGGACTATGGGAGTTCCGGCGAAGGGTATTTGCACGGTAAGACGATCACGTTTGAAGGGTTGAAGGGAGGTTAGTATGGGACTGCGCGCGGAACCGTCGCACCTGTTGACGAGTCAGGTGACCAACATCGTCCTGCGGACCGATAAGGGGGGCTGGACGCCGGGAAGTCCCGGACGGCCTTCTTTCAGCATTACGGGAGCGGCCGGCGATTCGATTGCCGACCAGGTGATCCTGGACTCTTTTACGGCGGTGATCGCCATCAAATCGGCGCTCTCAAACGGAACGCTCGTGATTACGGATACGATCAATAATGAGGCGGCGTCCATCGCCGTGTGGCCGGCTTCTGTGTTTGCGGCCGAAAAGCGGCAGGCCGTTTCGGCATCGAGCCCGACTGCTGAGGGCCGTCACAATCGATCCGAGAGGTAGCGCATGATATCCGCTGACACGAATCAAATTCAGCAGAATGTTTCGACCGAAATTAAGCTGACGAGCGATCATGGAAATTACGTGGCGCTTCCGCCCGGCGCCATGGCGCCTACGTTCACGATTTCGGGGACGGGCGGAACGATCGTGTCGCAGTATATCCTGGACGCTTACAACGCGCTCGTTACGGTCCTAGGAACGACGGACGGGGTGACATTGACCATTACCGATCCCAAGAACGGCGAGGCGGTTTCGGTGGCGGTGCATTCGGTGGCGTCTTTACAGGCCGAGGTCATGTCGGAAGGTGATCCGGTGTCCGAAGCAGGAACGCCGGGCGATAACGTCCCGCCGCCTGCGGCGGATGTTCCCACGTAATATGCAATTAGCCGAAGGCGCATCGCAGTACAGTCCCGTATCGGACAAATCCTACGACCAAGGCCAAGTGGCCACGGACGGAGAGCTGAAGTTCGATACCGTGGCGGCGCACAACGCGCTCCGCGAGGACTCGAAGCGCGCGCGCCTTCCTCGGGAGGAAGAATGGAACAAGAACTGGAATCTCTACAACAACTACTACAACTTTCGAGCGAAAGCGGAGTGGCAGTCGAAGATCCCCTTGTCCCGAGTGAACACGAGTGTCCGGTTTGCCGCGAAGCTTTTCAAAAAGGGATTGGTCGGCTCGCGCGATTTTTATTCAACCAAGGGATACGGGCAGGTCGGAAAGCTCCTTGCGCCCCACGTTCATAAGATCGCCAAGTACCACCTAGATGTGGGGAAGATGCCGGCGCGCTACTACACGGCCTTGGTCTCGGGCATGATTTCGACGCCGGTGATTATGAAAGTCTATCCGAAGATGGTGGAAGTGGAAGAACCGGAATCGGTTTTGTTCCCGAACAAGGGCGGTCCTTCCGGGAACTTGCGCCCGCCTCAAGGGAGAAACGCCATCGGCGCGATCCTGGGTTCGAACGGCGGCCGCAAGAAAAAGCGCCTGCGGATCATGTTTGATCCCTGTTCGGCTTTTGATATTTACTTTGATCCCTACGGCGGGAATATGTACCTGATTCACGACATCGATATGGACTACCACGATTTTAAGGCGATGGCGGAGTCTCCGGAAGGCCGCGCCATGGGCTGGGACCCCGATATTTGCAAGGTGATTGATGGGGGCGAGACCGCCAAGTACGAAGAAGAAGTGGCCGAGGCCGCGCGCAAAGGGCAAACGATGGTGCATTCCTCGGTCGAGTACCGCAAGCGCGTCCGTTTATCCGAGTTCTGGGGAACGCTCGTTTCCGAAAAGGGAAACCTCATGTTTCGGAACTCCTACCATGTGGTCGTGAACGAAAAGTATCTGGGGGTGAAGCCCCGCCCGATCACCCTGCCCGGAAAGAAGTGGCCGTACGTGTGGGCGGGAATTATCGAGAAGCCCTTTAGCACCTGGCATCAGACGATGGTGGAGAACGTGTCGGGGATTCAGGTGATGCTCACCGAGCTCGTGAATCTTATCTTGGACGCGAACCTCTATTCGAGCGTTCATGCCTTTGAGCTGGACATCGACCAGGTGTACGATCCCTACGAGTTCCGGGACGGGGTATTCCCCGGAAAGACCTACAAGAAACGCGGGAACGGAATGCCGAACGCCGCGCCCATGATCCGCGACGTGACGCTCGGCCAGTTTCCGGCGCAGGTGCTGGAAGTCTTTCAGGCCTTGAATACCGAATACCAGCAGAACTTTGGGTTTGAGGGCACCTATGTCCCTTCGAAGGGCAAGAAATCGGCCACGCAGGCCGCCCAGGAGGCCCAACAGCAGACGCAGTTCTTGTCCGACATCGCCCGCGACCAGGAGGAAAACTTCTTGGAGCCGATGCTGGAAAAAGTGTATGACTATGTGATTGCCTATCAGCGCGAGCTCTCGGATCCGGTGCTGATCGATTTATTGGGAGAAGAAGCCGCGACGCAGGCGCAGATTTATTTAAACCGCAAGGATTACCGCGAGTACCTGGAATACGCGCCGATCACTTTCCAGGCGGACGGTATGAGTCGGATCGCCCAGCGCATGAAGGAGTTGGATAAAGTGATGGCGTTTATCAACTTGCTTGGGAACTCGGCCAAGGCGATCCCGCAGATTCTTCAGCAGGTGAATTGGCGGGAGCTCTTAGAGTTGGGCGTGTATGCCCTGGACTGGGATGTGGCCAAAGTCTTAGCGCCCGGTCCCGGCGAGGACCCTACGAAACTTCCGCCCGATATTGAAAATCCGGCGAAGGGTTCGCCGGGTCAACCGGGCCAAGGAGGAGCGCCCGACCGAAGCCCCGCGCCGCCGGGGGTGCCTGAAACGGCGGGGACAGTGCCCACGATGGCGAGCATGACGCAGGCGTTTAACGGCTATAAAGGTCAGCAGGTGATTCCTGAGATGAACGGAGGGTAACATGGCCAAAAAGAAATATGCAAATGCGGAGTTTCCCGAAGGCTTGAAGCGTACGGAGGATTTCGGGAACCCGCCCTATCAGCGCACGCGCCCCGACTTGGACGAGGATTATGACGCGCAGTTTGAGCAGGTGGCAAGCGTTCCCATGAAAAACGGCGAGGATAACGAAGGCCGTCCTGAAGAACCGCGCGGCTACATGCCGACGTATGAGGGTGTGACGCGCAAGAACGCCGATCACGGCCAGCAGTCTTTTTTCCAAACGATGCAGACGAGGAGGCCCAAAGTATGATTGTGAATTATCCGCCGAGAGGCGAGTCCACGATGCAAAAAAGTACGAAGCATCCCAACGAAGAATTGGGCGGGGCGAACCGGTTCCCCCCGAAACAGGAATCGATCCAGACCTATCCGCGAGAAGCGGGCATGGAGCACCCGGACGAGACCGTTCAGGAGGAATCGAATCCCGTTGATCGCCCTTGGCCGGTGAAAGAAAACGTGAAGGAGTACCCTCGCCATGCCGACTAAAAAGAAATGGCACAACTGGAATAACATCATGAACCACGATTCAAGTTTGAATCGCGGCCATACGGCTCCGAGCATGATCTTGCGCGCCGCCAATAACCATGCCCCGGACCAGGCGCCGCATGGCGCTCACACGCGCGGCCATCAGAATGAGCACACCAAGAAGCGCGCACATCTGGGGGATTTGCAGGACGGCCATCACCGTAAGCATTTCCATAAAGGCTATCGCGTGGAGCCGTTGATGGGCGATCACCCGACGCATAGCTTGCGGGGCATCTATTAGTGGCCGACGATAAAGACGTCAAAGTGGAGGGCCTGGACGCCCTCATGGATCAGATCCATCGCGGCCAGGGAGCGGGCGCTTCTAAAGATTGGATCGACGATTACGTCTGGGTGAATGTGGTTCGGAAGATCGTCCAGTTCACGAATTGCTCTCCCGATTTCGCGGAGCTCATGCGCTACCGGGCGGAGATTAAAGCGCTTTTCATGATGGCGCAGGATTTACGCAGAGACGTGTTGCAGGGAAAGCTGGCGGCCGAGCGCTTAAAAAAAGCGTACGGCGACCGCTTCGAGAAAGAAGGAATGCCCCGGTAGAGACCCTAGTGGGGCCGAAAGGACACCATGAAAGACAAAGATGGGAATGAGATTCCTGGTTCAGCGCCCGGTGAGGGTGCGGGGCAGGAACCGCCCAAACCTCCGACCACGGAGGAGTTGACGAAGCAAATGGCCGACCTGATTGCGGCCCAGAAAAAGCAGACGGCGGACTTGGAGATTATGCGGGAAGAAAACATGCGGCTCCAATCGCTCTTAGTGTCGATGCGCGACCATCCTGGGGACCCTTCCTCGGATTCCCGAAGGCCCATGCCGAGAGGCGCAGGACGATTTTCCGATCCTGCCGCTCGGTCGGAGTTCGAAAAGAAATACAGCCTCCCGGTAGAGGCGGCCGAGGAAATCATCGAGGAATCGGTTTCGAGGTTTACGCGCGCCCAACAAGAGCGGGAAGAAGCCATACGGAACGGGGAATCTTTGAAAAAAGATTTCTTTTCCAAATATCCGGACTTGAACGATTACGTGCCCATCGTCAAGCACTTTGCCGATCAGTGCGCGGCCGAGCATCCGGATTGGACCGTGACGCAGGGTTTCGTGGAAGTGGCAAAGCTCTCCCGTGAGTACATCAAGTCCAAACTCGGCGCTCCATCAGGCAGAGAAGAACCTCCACCGATTGTTCCGGCGGGCGGTTCCAGTCGAAGCGAAGGGGATGGCGCCGGCAGGCTTCCGGGTTCACCGGAAACGCCGGCCAGTATCCCGACCCAAGATGAAGAAATTCGCATCGAAATGGAATCCCGACGAGGAACGCGGTCTAAGGCCCTCTGATCTTAAGATAGAAGGAGTCACACATGGCTGGACAACAGTGGGTAGCCAATAACCTCGGAGGTTATTTAGCGAACCCCAGGTTGTCTCGACAGGTCAGACATGCGGCGAGCCTGATTATGAAATTCAGGCAGTTCGTTTTTCTTCGGATGAGCGAACTTGAAAGGTAACCATATGCTGGAACAACCTATAGAGTCGTCGGTCCCACTCGCGGAAAAATCCGACGAATTGGTTAATCAGCAGGAAACGAAAGACCTTGCGTGGTTTGCGGGCATTTTGGAGGCTGACGGTTGGATTACCGTCAACACTTACAAGTGTTCCGGAGCACGGAGAGGAAATAGTATCAAGGTCGTAGTTGGAGTTTGTGGACAGGACGCTATAGTGATTCGGGAAGTTTATCTCATCTGGAGACGGATGGGAATAGTGGGGTGTATTGGCGAGGGATCAACACCGAAAGGTAACAAAAAGATTCTTGCCCTTACGACTTCAAAGTTCTCGAACATCAAGGTGATCCTCCGAAAAGTGATCCCTTACATGCGCGGCGAAAAACGCGCGCGCGCAGAGTTGGCTTTGCAGTTTATTTTGAGCCGGCTCTCTCGGCAGAACCTCGACCTGGACGAAAAGGAAGTTTACATTCTGAATCGTTATTGCGAAGGGTATTCTGGAAAATATAAGGGTGAACGTTCCACAAATCTCAGTCGGTTCCTCACAGACTTAACGTTACCCCCGCCAAAAGCGGGATGATAAAGTCGGATCTGCATGGCAACATGCAGTTAACAAAAATGGCGTCCGGAGCCGGGATATGGCAAGGGTAAAGGCGATAAGATTCTGATCGATCGCATTACCCAGGTCCAAAAAGCCGGTGGTCAACTTGTAGAAGGTGTTCGGATTCCAGAGACAAACGTACAGATTAGTCAGCAGACGGTGACGGTTTTTGAGTGGGGCAATGCGATCCCGTACACCGGAAAATTAGATGACCTTGCTGAATATTCCGTCGATAACATCTGGACTCGCGCACTTCGAGACGACATGGGAGAGACGTTGGATGCGGCCGCCGCGGCGCAGTTTGCGGCGTGCCAGATTAAGTTCGAGCCGACGGGTTCCACCGCGACGCCAACGGGGAACTTTGACACGGGCGGAAGCGCGCTTGTGGCGGCGACTCGGAACATCCTGGGGTTTGATATTAAGCAGGTCGTCACGTACTTAAAATCAACGCTCAAGGCGCATCCGTACGATGGTGAAAATTACATCTGTATCGGTCCGCCGGAACTGGTGAACCTCCTGATGAACGATCAGGACATCCGCCAGGATTTCCGGTACGGGGATCCCCAGAGGATTTTCATCGGGGAAATGGGACGATGGTTCAAAACGCGATTCATCGAAGAAAACAACTTCTTCGCCGGGACCTTGGGAACGACTTCCTTTGGGGCGCCGGCGGTGGTCTTTGGTGACGACCCAGTGGTCGAAGGGGTCGCGGTGCCTGGGGAAATCCGGAGCAAAATCCCGGAGGACTACGGCCGGTCGAAAGGGTTGGCGTGGTATGCCTTGTTGGGCTTTAAGATCGTGTGGGATACTTCCACCGCTCGGCAGGCCAACATTGTGCAGATCACGTCCACGTAAGGAGGCGCTATGTATTCATTAGACTCGCAACAGGGGAATGTAGCGTCGGCCTCAGCCGTAGATATGACGTCTGCCGCTGACGGTTTGGTCTTGACGCCGGGGTCTCCCATCGAGATCATCGAGTGGGGATACGTGCTGGCGACCTTAACGGGTGCGCCCACGTCGGGGTTTGTGGCGGCTCTTGATAAACGCATTACGCCCAGCTCCGACACGGGACGGGTGGATGATATCACCACCTTGACCTTGACGGCGGCGCAGGTGGCGACCTTGGGAACGGCGGCCGGGAAAGTGGCCGTCATTCGCTCCAGGCCCACGGGGCCTACCACCGGAGAATCGGCCTTGGTTATTCTTCCAGGACAGCAGATCGTCTTTGAGATTGCCACGGCCTTATCCGGAGGCGGTGTCGCGGCGACGGGATTCCAGTTCGTGATCTTTAAGAACTTGGCCCGCGGCGATCAGGCGGTTACCAAAGAGCTCATCGTCACGTCGTAAGGGGACTCGGGGACTTCAACTCGGGTGGTGTCCGGGCGGAGAGCTTCAAAACTCTCCGTCCGGCACCCCCACTAACAGGAGGACACCATGCCAGAAATCTTAGAAACGCAAGTGCCGGAACTGGGGATTGCCGAACGGCTTCCGAAGAATATCCTGGACCTGCCGCATCGCCGGATCGTGAATCCCGAAGGCCAGCCGTTGATCGTATGGCAGGGGCAAGTGTATTGGTTTGGATCGGGTCGGCGCATTGGACCCGTGTCGATCTTAAAACCGACTTGTCCGAAGGAATATTATTTCTGTGAGTATTGCGGCGGGAGCTTCACGCAGAAATTTTCATCGGAGGAACACGAAATGTCGTTAGCCAAGCACTTTGAGCGCGACCACCGGGATGTAGTGCTTCGCGCCATTCCTCAGCCCAAAGGGGCGGTGGGAGGCGTATGGACGCCTTCCGAGACCTCGATTCATGAGGCGGCGGAAAAACTCGCGCATGTGGTTCCGGAGGTCGATAAAAAAGACCCCGATCTCGTGATTCGGCCTGTGGAATCTCTGGCCCATGCCAATCGCCGGGTGGCCAAGAAATGGAAGGAACAGGGGAAGGATGTGGTTGAGGAGTGAACTGGGGCCAGGTCGAAACGCGGGTGCTTTTAAACCTCGGGAAATACAGTCCGCCCGATGCGAAGTGCATTCTCCAGTTGCCGATGTGGGCGGAGGAGTTTCAGCGCAAAGTCCAACGCGACCGGAACTACTGGTTCTTAAAGATCACGGCCACGCGCTTGATCGATCAGACGGCGCAGGTCTACGAACAGCCGCCGGGATTTAAGGATGGCCTGCTTCTTTACCTGGAAGATGACGTGAACGATCAGTTCGTGGAGCTTTTTCCCTTGTCGAACACGGATAAGATGCGGATGTTTAACCCGAGTCAGTTGTCAGGGGATAAAGCGCCGCCTTTATACTATGAGTTTCAGTCCGAGAGCTGGGCGTTCTGGCCGTGGCCGGATCAGCAGTATTTGGTCCGGGCCGAATATTGGGGGGACTTAAGTGTTCCGACGGCCACCCCCCAGGCGGGCTTAAACGCGACCCCGATTCTGGACCCTCAGCATAATTACTGGACGGATTATTTCCCGGACCTCTACATTAAATGGCTCACAAAGCTGGGGTACGACTACTTGCAGGAGTTCAATGCGTCCAATTCCCAGGAGAAGGATATTGACGACATTATCGCCGACTTGCGGGCGCAGAATGTGGCGCGGGTGATCGGATCAGGAAACATCATCAAACCGCGCACGGATGTGTACGGAACGGGCTACGATTCCCGTGCCGTGGGATGGCAGGTGTATTACTGGTGAAAACTTTTGGCCTCATCGCCTGGATTGTTTTTTGCGTGGTGTGGGCCGTCCACCTTTTTGGCGGGGGCGACTTTTGTGAATGAACAGGACGGGATGCGCCTTTTCTTTGCTCTGGCTTGTCAAGTGGCCTTGGTGGCTCTGATTTGTTCGATTGTGAGCAAGTGGAATCGGCAGATGTGCCGGTGGTGCAAGACGCGCCATCATGAACGGAGATAGATTTGCGTACATTATACCATAACATAAGCGGAGGAATCAATCCGTGTGGGATGTGACTTCTCCCGCAGATACCGACCCGATCCGTCAAGGAGCGAGTGTTATTCGTCAAATGAAAGTGGATTTGACGACGGCTTTGGATGTGGAGGGTGTGTTCCCTGGAGCCAATCCCGCCACGCCTGTTTTTCGCTGGAAGCCGCGCCGTGGGACTGGGGGCGCGCGCCCTGTCAATGATCCCGTAAATCCTGGGACGCTTTACTACAACACCGATTTGAATGAGTGGGAGGTGGACACGGGGACGGCCTGGGTGGCACTCGCGCACTCTATTCCTTCGGGAGTTATACACGCGTATGGTGGAGTGTCCGCGCCCGGCGGCTGGCTTCTGTGCGATGGGACGGCTTACAGCCGGACGACTTACGCGGGGTTATTTGCGGCTATTGGGACAGCGTTCGGATCGGGTGATGGCGTAACCACGTTTAATGTCCCCGATTTCCGGGGTCGGTTCCTGCGCGGCGTGGATGGCGCGGCAGGAAACGATCCCGATTCGGGGACGCGCACGGCCATGAACGCCGGCGGCAATACCGGTAATCAGGTCGGTTCCGTGGAAGCCGATGCTTTTGCGTCGCACACGCACGTCGTCACTGATCCCGGCCACGCGCATAAACTGTCCACGCCGGCCGTGGCGTCCGGAGGCGCGAACGTGACCGTGCCGACGGGTCCCGGAGCCGATATTGCCACCTCAAACGTCGCCACGGGCGTCACGAATCAGGCGGCCGGAGGAACGGAAACGCGGCCTAAGAATGCGAATGTGACGTATATCGTGAAAATCTAAGGAGGCTACACAATGAACTGGAAGAAATGGGTCGGGTTGGTGCTGGTGCTGTTGTCGGGTTGTTTTCGTCATGCGTTTGCGGATTCGTATCAGTTGGCGATTTCGTCCTGGGTCGTCAACGTCATAACGGTTTCGTCTACTGCCTGGACGCAGGTCGACGCGCCTTTACTGGCGGGAAGGACGTCGGTGTCGGTGTACAATGTGGATGGGTCCTCGCCGATCTACTGTCAGTCCAGTAGTTCGACCTTCCTGCCTTCGACGGTGCCGGGGATATGGTTCTCAACGAATACGACGCAGGTGTCGGCGGTTCCGATTGCGCCGCAGGCGTTTTTGGCCACGTCGTCCAGCATTCCCAGCGTGTTGACGCTCAGTTTGTCTAACTTTGCGACCAATCGCGGGGCGTATCCGGTGAGCGTTTCGATGCCGGTATGGTGCGCCACGGCCAAACAGAACGCGACGTCCATCGTTGAAGTGATGCAAAGCTACTAGGGAGGGCTCGTGCCCAACCCGGAAGCGGTTCCATATCCAGTTCGCGGGATGGACCGGGGCGGGGTTATTAAAACCTACGCCCCGGACCAGATCCCGGACCCGGCCTTTCAGGATGTCTTAAACGCGATCTTTAAGAACGGGAAGGCTTCGGCGTCTCCGGGATGGGTTCCTTTTTCGTCGCCTCTCGACTCACGGGTTATGGGTTCGGACGAATACTTCCAGCGGAACGGTTCCGAGTTCCTCCTAGCCTTTTCGCTCACCACGGTCTATCTTTACAACTCCGGGCTTGGTATTTTCCAAAGCATTCAAGACGGTAATCCCTTTACCGGAAACGCCGACCAGTTCTTTGATACCGATACCGGTTTCGACACGTTTTTCATGACGAACGGCTTGAACCCGCCGCGTCAATGGAACGGAACGGGAGCGATTATTCCGGTGCCCGGTCTTGGGAGCGTGCAGGGTGGCCAGACGAACGTGACGGGCGAGCTGATTCGGAGTTTCGCTGGGTTTCTCCTGCTTTTGAACACGGTGGAGTCCGGGAGTCCCTTTCCCCAGCGCGTGCGATGGTCGGTGTTTGGCCAACCGGGGAACTGGACGAACGACGCCTTCGGAAATGGGCAGGCGGGGTCCAATGATCTGTCCGACGATGTGGGATTCATTCTGTGGGCGAACCCTTTTAACAATTACGAGGCCATTTACAAAGAGCGCTCGATTTATTTAATGCAGTACGTGGGGCCGCCGACTATTTTCAGCTTCCAACGCGTGATTAACGGGATCGGTCTTTTGGCGCAACGCGCCGTGGCGGACTTAGGGGATGAACACGCCTTTTTGGGAAACGACAATTTCTATACGTTCAACGGGATTTCGATTGACCCCATCGGAAACGCCGTCACGCACTTCTTTTTTAATGATGTGGATCCCAGCTACCGGAACCGCGTGCAGGCGTTTGTGGTGGAAGAAGATGATGAGGTGTGGTGGATTTATTCCTCCACGTCTCCCACCTATCCGGATGGGTCGGCCAAAACACCGGGAGACCCTGACCGCGCGGTCGTGTGGAATTATCTGGAGAGCACTTGGTCCATCCGTGACAACCCTGGAACGTGCTGGTTTTACTATCGCCAGCTGTTGCAGTACACATGGCAGACGATCCCCGCTTTGACTTGGGCCGCTACATCCGGCGCTTGGAATGACCGCCGATTTGCGGCGAATTTCCCCTTGAATTTAGGGGGCATGAAAGACGGATCGATGGTCCAATACGGGGGCGTTTTCAATAAATTGGGGATCGCCTACACAAAAAAGCTCCAATCGAAGTTTTTTGATTTCGGGAAGCCGGGCGTGAAGAAGCGTCTCGTTCGGATTGACGTGCAATGTGGGACGGGCTACGCCGGAAATCTCATGTGCCAGATCGGGCATTGCCAGAATATCGGGGATGTGGTGATCTATGAAACGGCGCAGGTGATCCCGACGGGAAACGGGCAGAACGCGTGGGTGCAGTGCGATATTACGGACACTTACTTCACTTTCATTTTTTCGATGGCGGACTTGGACGGGAACTTTGATATTTACGGCTACACCCCGTACGTGATTTTGAAAACGAGTCAGTAAAATGGCCAACGTCCCTCTTGTAGCGAACCCCATTTTTCCTCCGGTTCCGGATGAGCCGCAGGATGTGGCGAATTTGGACTCGGACGCCGCCCAAAAGGTCGTGGACAGCGTTTGGAAGTGGATGAAGGACCTGACGGTTCAGCTGAAGATTCTTTTCGGCAGTTCGCAGTCCTCGAGCCCCGCGCTCACGATTCCTTTGGTGCAGGCCGGGAGCATGATTCCGTTTGCGGGTCTTTTAACGAACATCCCGGCGGGGTATTTGGCCGCGGACGGATCAGTCGTGAGTCAGACGCAGTATCCGGCGCTTTTCGCCGCCATGGGAACAAGCTGGAACACGGGAGGTGAAGGGCCGGGCAATTTCCGGTTGCCGGACATGCGCGGCCGCGTCATGGTGGGTTCGGGAACGGGGACAGGCCTTACGCCGCGAAGTGTGGGCCAGTATGGCGGAGAAGAAACGCATCTTTTGACCGTTCCTGAGATTCCCGCGCACAACCATCCGGTGAGCGATCCTGGCCATGCGCATGGGGTGACCGATCCGGGCCATGCGCACACGGAGACGGGTGTTCCAGGAACGAGCGTAGGCGGTGCGCTGGCCGTTGCCATGATTACGAACACGAACATTCCTGCGAACACTGCCAATAGCGGGAATTCAACCCTTTCAAATACGACAGGCGTGAGTGTCAACAGCAACACGACAGGAATTACAGATGGCAACACGGGCGGCGGGGGCGCTCACAACAACATGCAACCCTTTGGAGTTTTCATTTTTATTATTAAATTTTGATATGGAAAACCGTGAAATTCTAGTCAAGCGCACGACGAAGGTGGTGTTTAAGCCTTACGTGGAGCAATGGCGGGGTGAAATCTTCTACCTTGTGAAGGCCTATTTTGACGCGTCTGGAGACAAGGCCGCCACGCCGGGCGCGGTGATGCTCGATATCGCCGAGAATACCGGGAAGCCGGGGTATTTATTGATTATTCATGAAGAAGAAGGGATTCCGGCGGGGTTTTTGATGGGAAAGTTGATCGGAAAGACGGCCCGTATCCTGATGGCGTTTCTGGGTAAGGGTCTGGATAACCCGGCAATCATTAAAGAGGCCATGGGCCTTTTTGAGTCCTGGGCAAAAGAGAATAACTGCACGGCAGGGGACCTCTACACGCATCGTCACCCCAAGAGCTAC